TGTTAGAGCATGATTATACAGCAAAGACTTCTTATCATTATGACTTTAAGGTTGGTGATGCAACGCTAGATATTAAAGCCAAGCAAAGAACTGTGAAATGTCAGCGTGATTATGATACTCATGTTGCTTTGTACCAAAAGAAAAGTCCCTGCCATTACTATGTATTTAGTAGTGTGCTAATCCCAAAAGGGGAAACAAAAGCAAAAAGTGTTGAGTTTATGGGCTGGCACAGAAAAAAAGATTATTGGGACGAATGCGAAATAAAGCTAAAAGGACAAAATAGTAATGGTTTAAATGAACGTGAAGATGTAGGCAAAATGAAGTACCAGCAAATGTTACCTATGTCTGATCTTTTTCTAGGATTAGAAACTCATTTATATGAAAAAGCCTTTATTTAAAATGGAGAGTATTTATGGCTGTAACATTACGTTCTAAGTGTTTGACTGCAATCCAAAAGTTAGCAAGGATTTCAGCGGCAGATGAATATGGAATGGTTCAATGTGTATCGTGTGATAAGAGAATGCACTGGAAGGAATGTGATGGTGGTCACTACATAGCTAAGGGTAGTAGTTCGTACTGGGCATTAGAGGTTGAGAATGTCCACCCCCAGTGCAAGGGATGCAATGCTTTTGGTATGTCCAAGGGTAGTGCTGAAGGACAGTACACACTATGGATGATTGATATGTACGGTGAAGACTTTGTTAGGCAGATGCACCAAGACAAAAGAAAGATTAAAAAGTTGTACACTGTTGATTACAGAGATATGTTAAAAGAGTTTAATGATTTGATTAAATACCATGAGGAAAGATTGTTATGACTAATGGATTTTTAAACGATTTACGGAGCAAGGCCATTGAGTTAAAGATGCATCATGTTCCAGTACAGATGGATTCTATCTTCGAGGCTGTGCTGTATGGCTCTGCACTCCCTGCTTATGCAGTAGAAGAGATAGATTTAATCTGGTCTGAGGTAGAGGCTGAACAAGAGGCTCTTGCTGAACCGCCTACAGATGAAGAATTAAGGTTGCATCACCCCACGTTTAGTGTAGAATAGATTCTGTGTTAACTTCCAGTTACACAACCCCTTAGGATCTAAAAGATAATTTTCTATTTCATGTGTGTTACCTAGTGTTGTTTTGCCCCTTCGGGGGCTTTTTTTGGTATAATCAGAGCATGAGTATACAATCCCTATTAAGCCGTATCGGTGTCTCTGGTGTTAACAAGCCTAAGCGTACACCTAACCATTCAACAAAATCTCACGTTGTTGTTGCCAAGTCTGGCGATCAAGTAAAGACCATCAGGTTTGGACAACAAGGCGTATCAGGTGCAGGGTCTAATCCTAAGTCAGAGAAACAGAAGGCTAGACGTAAATCATTTAAGGCTCGACACGCTAGGAACATCGCTAAGGGTAAGATGTCTGCGGCATACTGGGCAGACCAAATAAAATGGTAGGAGAATACAATGCCAAAGCAAAAGAAACCAAAAAGATAACAACTCAATTTTGAAGAGTTAATTTAATACTCTCGGCAAGATGCCGAGCAAAATTAACCGGCACAGCATTACCAATCATCTTGTATCCATCTGCCACCCTAGTGTAAACAAACTCAAAATCATCTGGAAATGTTTGTATGCGAGCACACTCTCTAACAGATAGTCTCCGATATTTATCCTCAAATCCTTCTTTAAATAATTGTTTGTTCTTTTCAACCTTTATCATTTTAGGCGCTTGGGGATGTATTGGCGCATGTCTACCGCCTGCTTGAATAGTAAAAGATCTTTCACCCCAACCTCTGACTCGATTTCGTGACATATAAATTGTTGAAAAACCACCAGTCATGTATTCATGGTTAAGGAATTTGCAATTATTTGACTTATGATTCTTCGTCCCTGCTGGAACAACACTATCTTTTAGATCCCAAATTGCATCCTTTAAATTCGCACTACAACTTAAGGCATCAGGAAATGAGTATTTAGTATTTAAGTCATTTCTAAAACCAACAAAAATAACACGCTTTCTATCCTGCGGCACACCATAATCACCAACATTTAAAAGTTTAAAACTTAAGTCATACCCACATTCTGTGAACATTTTTTTTATATTATGTAACGCATCTTTATGTCTCGGCGCCAACATGCCTGCGACATTTTCTGCAAGGAAAAATTTCGGTTTCTTTGCATCTAACAATCTTATAAAGTCAAAAAAAAGTTGTCCTCGCTTATCATTAATACCCCTCAATGCCCCTGCTTCACTCCAACTTTGACATGGAGGGCCACCAATTATGCCATCACAATCAGGAACTTCATCTTCATGGATTTCTGTAATGCTTCGTGTATCTAATTGAGTATGTGGATGATTAAGGCGGTATGTATCCCAAATAGATTTGTCATACTCATTCGCCCATAAAACATCAAATCCTGCTTGAGAAAATCCTAAATCAAGACCTCCTGCACCGGAGAATAAACCAACAACTTTTTTCAAAAAAACAACCTCATATCTGGCAAACTAATTAATCGTGGTACATACTAAAACAAAGGGGGAACTATGTCTATACAGGCAGGAAAGGAAGAAAGGTTCGTATTAATTTACCCAGTTTAATTAAACCAGAGAAAAATAAAAGTCTGCTTAGTAAGTCCAGATAACAGGCATAGTCTTTCTGGTGTCTACATGGATGAAGGCCTTAGCTACCCCTATCCCATTGAAGCCCATTGACTGAGCGTTCTTTATAATCTGGTACGCTTCGTTACCGTTATTTATTTTAATGTCTGCCGCTATCCCTTGTACGTGGGTTCCAACCTTTGCCTTTCTAGCTTCGATGCTGTGGGTCTTATCCCTGTACCCACTGGTAATGATAAACGGAAATCCGCATACATGGCGTAACTCATCCAACTTATCAAGAAAATCAGAACACATCTCATTGTTGCCTGTCTCCTGACAGTTGAAGTCTTTTAACTTAAAGTATCTCATTATTTTATTCTAGCTACGTTGTTCTTCTTTTCATATGAACGCATTGCACCCATGCCTAACATAGCCATGAGGACAGTGGTAAGGAGACTGCTATCTATTTGAGGTACATCATACCAAATGTCTAGGAACTGGGCTAAGATTATATTATAGAACAATCCTAAACAAGAAACCCAACCCACCGCAGGACGCCATCCACTAACAAATAAAGACGGATGAGCCGCCTCTACCTTGTTTACTTCTAGCTGTGCTTTAGCTAACTCCTGAGCATGACGCTCTGACATAGTAGCTATCTGGTGGGCGAGAGCCGCTTTCTGATCCTTGTCCTCAATGAACTTATCAAGGAGTCCTGACACTGGGCCTATCAGTGCTTCTAACATATTACTTCTGTGACACTGGCATGGTAGTAATGAAACGTAACACAGCAATACAGGATGCAATGATACAGCCTACAACGGCTTGTCCAGCAGGGTGAACAGGTAAGAACCCTATGTACCCCTGTAAGATAGACAACACCGCAAGACCAATAGAGAACTGTACAGTTTTAGACTTTAACGCTTGCTTAATCCTATCCATTACTTTTTCCCAGTTAATGTTTTTAACGTATCGCTTTCCCAAATGCGTATACCTGTGTAAACGATTGTAAACAATGCCGCGATAGGAGGAAGAATCCCTGCTAGGCTAAACACAGCAGTCGACCCTGCCAATACATCCAGTGTATCTTTCGTTACGTCTATCATTTCAGATCCCTCTTTAGGCATGATAATATCCAATTAGTTAAGAAACAGGCTGTCTCCAGATTCCACCAAATCTAATTACTACACTAGACGTAGCACCAAACTCACCAGTCTTAACACCAGCACGATAACGCATAGCTGGTTCAGGTTCATAGCCTACAAACTCACCACTAGCAGTAAAGGTATCTACGTCATGCCAAGTAGAACCATCAGTGCTACGCTGTACAGTAAGGATAGTACCATTAGCAAACGTCCCTGATACGGAGAAGTTAAAGTCACCGTCAAAGAATACTGTGTTTGTCCAAGTGTTTTCGGCAGTAATGGTTGCAGTTACATAAGTAGTCATCTTATTCTCCCTGCGCTTTTGAGTGAGATTTGTGGGCTTTCTTAGCTTCTTTAGTAAAGACTGCATCGGCAATAGCTACAACATCTTTATCTTCAGCAGAAAGGTCTGCATCAGGTGTAAGAACGTGACGGTGGAAGTTTCTTGATATTTCCACATCATCTCTACTAATAATAGTGGCAGAGCGTACCTGTATAACTGGATACCCTACGGCCAAATGTAATACTTCTATCTTGTCGTTTATTGTTACTTCTGAAAGTGCCATGTTTATTTCCTTAGTTTATCGCCAAAATTGGCCTGTCCACCCTCTAGGGGTATTAAATATTATGCACTTTGATATGCAATGCTAAAAAATAGATCAGTAACGCCAGAGTTAATTGCCGCTACTGTAAGGTATACGTCACCAACTCCTGATGCGCTGTCTGTTAGCCTAACCCAACTGTCATTAATATCCATATTTGGGGTTATTGATCCTGCAAATGTTACGCTATCTGACCGAATACTACCTTCGGCACGACCAGCATTGCCTGTAGATGAAGTAAATGGAAGGCTTCTTATGTAAAAAGCGTTGCCTGCTGTCATGCCAGAGGTATTCACATTAAGTAGTGTCACCGAAAGATAAACCATATTCCCAATTTTTGTATAAAACCCATTTGCAGTTGAAGCGGTTCCCGTATTTCCGCCTGATGTAGCATCGGCAACAACTGGTGTAAACGTACCCTCCTCGTAATCATCAAGTAGCTCAGAGGTGCCAGTGCCAGCAGTAGCAGAGAAGTCTATGCCTTTGCCAGAAGTGCCTATTATTACATTGCCAGTTGTTTCTATATTTCCATCAACTTTAAGGTCAGAGTTAATGTCAATATCACCATTAAAAGTTAAAGTTCCATCAATAGTAACATCGTTAAATGTAGGGTTGCGGCCAAAGACACCACCAGATTGTTTAATACTCATTGTCTTATCCTATTGTTTGTTTAATTTGGTGCAAAGACCCAGACAGAAACAGTCCGAGAAGTCCCACTATCATTTTCAACACTAATTTCTCCAGTACCACTGCGCCAAACATTAAAGGCTCCAGTGCCCGGATTAGTAGTATTGCCAAGAGCGACGCCTGCCCCAGTTACAATACTTGTAGTAGTCGATCCCGCTGTAAATATCGCATGCTGGTCTTGAGCGCCACTAGTTTGTAGGATAATGAAAGAAGCATTGTTTTGCCTAAAATCAAATGTAGCAGTTACACCATTGGCTATCACCTGACTTTGCATTCCA